CGACCCATAGATGGCTATCTGCTAATTTGAACTCCATTAGTAGTTTGGCCATGTCGGGCAATGACTCAGGCATCGAGTAAAGGAAAATGCCATGATTCGTGTTCACGGCTAATCCGCCGCCAACACCTGGATCGACCGCTACGATTGATTGATTTGTTTTCATTGATTCCTCCTGATCTGACCGCGCTTCACCTTCGAAATCCATCCAAGGCTGACCGCGTAGTCTTCCGCAATCTGTCGGTATGTCTTTCCACCTTTGAGGTCTTGCAAAACCTCCTCAACTACTGCATTCGGAATGTGTCCGTTCAATGGGACGTAAGTGTTTGTTTTCATGTTGTTAATAGCACAGGATTGTTACTTGTTCCGCAGCGATTCGAACCGCTGATTTTGTTGCTCCGTCCTCGCTCCATTTCTCGACCTTCACACGGCCTTTGACACGCACCAGCGCGCCATTGGCGACTTCCATGATCTTCTCAGCCACTTGTCCCCACGATGACAACTCGAACTCATCGAAGTCTTCGTGGAATCGGCCATCTGCATCCGTCCAATGGCGAGCGATTGAGATGACCCGTCGGACCATCAATGCGCCGCTCTTGGTTTCTGTTTGTCGGCTGATGCCTCGTAGTTCTCCGATCAGATAAACTACGTTCTCTGTGGGCGTGGCAGTATCATTTAATGTCGTATTTGATGCACTCATTGGAAAACGCAACCTAGTTGACGGTAGCATTCCATTCGCTTCTTTGCGTGGTATGCTCCGATGGGGTGGAACTTGTCAGAAAAGTCCAGAATTGTCGCACAGTTTTTGGAATCTGTTTTCCGTAATGCGCGGCTCGCTCGCTGGATCGTCTTCTGAGACGACCTGCCACCGCTGACCATGATCAGCAGCTCGACATTCGGCAGATCCAATCCTTCGTCGGCCAATGATGTGGCAATCATGGTCCGCAGGTTTCCGGCCTTGAACTCTTCCATCGCCGCCTTGCGCTGTTTCTTGCCGATCTTCGAATGGACAAGGAGCGAACGTGGAATGGCTGCTTCGTACTCCTCGCCCAGCGTGATGCGCGGGATAAGGATGAGCGTCTGCATGTCGAGGTGTTCAATCGCGTAGTTGATGGCGTACTGATTGCGCACATCATTCTGGCAGATGCCGATGTCCACTAGGGATTCCCAGGCGCACATGCGTTTTAATTCGTCGTCACTTATTCGCATGTACCGCCGTCTTGTTACAAAAAGCCGGTCGATGTTGTCGTCGATCTTCTGCTTCAGGTTCAGATCGGTGGCGTCGGAAAGGTGGAGGTAAGCGTCGGCCAATGAATCGCCGATGTCGCTTCGCTTGATTTCGTAGGTGCGATTGTAGAAGAGCCTTCGCGTTACGGCGTTGCGTTCTGGATCGTCGCACCAAGGGGTTGCGTCGAATCCGTAGTGCAGCCCGTTACAGGACTCGATGATGCGACGCCATCCAGCGGCAGGACTGTGCTTCGCTTCGTCCACTATAAGAAGGTTCTTCTCGCTGAAGTCTACCGACTCATGCGGACAACGAACGTCTACGATGCTGTCAGCAATTCCCGCGACTCTCAACGATGTGCGCGCTTGCTGACATGTCTCGCGTGTTGGAGCAAGCCATCCAAACCACATGTTAGGATATAATTCGTGGTAATGCTTGATGATGCTCGCGGCAATCCATGTCTTGCCGCTGCCAGCCGGTGCGATGATCAGGCCGTCGCTAGTTTTGGCCCACTCTACTGCGTTCTTTTGGTAGTTTCTCAGATTCATAGTTTTAGGAAATTTGCCCCTCCGCCCACTGCTTCATAGCGAGCGAAGGGTATTGTGCCGCCCACACGGGAGGCTTCGCCGTCAAGCGTTAGATGCCGATGAAGTGCGTGGTTCTTGCGTGACACGCTTTCCATCGATCATCTTTCGCAACGCCTGGGTAGCGAGAAAGCCGATTTTGATTCCGTTCTCTTCGCAGTACTTGCGAATCTCTTCATGCAGATCGGAATCGATGGTGATGACTGTCTTCTTGTTTTTGGTTTTCATGGTTTTTGCTCCTTACACTGCTTCATTGCTGCGTCGATTGCGGCTCGAAGCGTCGGCCAATCAGATGTATTGATTCCGATCTTCCCATAGCCTTCCATGCTTTGAGATATTTCTACGAACTCTCCTGCGGCTTCATCGACTATTTCGATTTCGGTTGCTGACTCTGCAAAGAGTGGACTTCCGTCTGGCAAGACTGACCACTTAATCGGTCGGGTTATGAGTTTCATGGTTTCAACGCCTCAAAGGCTATCTGAGATTCGGTCGAACGGTTGCCACGGTAGTCCTGATCGGCGATTCGGCGGAGGGCGGATTCTAGGTGGCGGATGCGGTCAACCAGATTGAGAGTGTGTATGTTCAGCTTCTTGAACGATTCGTTCGCCGCTTTCAGTTCTTGCTGAGCCTTGTCATTCTGTTTCTCAAGGCAGAATGCGTAGTCGTTTTGATAGTATTTTCGGCCACAATGCATTTCGTCTCCACCCGCCGTTATTGTCATTGGCCAGCCGCATTTTTCGCAAGTATCGCTCATGGCTTTGCCTCCTTAGATTGTTCCCACATTACGGAACGTGGTTCGTCGGTGTAAAAATGTTGCACCATCATGTCCCCCGCTTCCTCCATCTGCTTGATGCGGTCTTCCAGTTGCTTGATCCGATCCTCCATCTTGCGGACTTCGAGAGCGATGAGTCGGAGTTCGCGGGACTGGTGGCAATTGGGAGACTCCGATAGGAAAAGGATTTTTTGCTCTACACTCACAGCTTGGCCTCCTTCTTGGACTGTTTCCATTCACGCAATGCGGAATCCACATCCAATCCACCGATGTGACTTCGATTGTAAAGTAGCCAGATGAAAACCAAGTCTCCTGCGTCTTTCAGCTTCTCAATGTTGTCCTCCAGCCGCTTGATCCGCTCAAGAAGTTCTGTCTTGTCCCGACTTAGATCGCTGATCGCATTGCAATATGCGACGTGTGCATCGACTATGTGGCTCACAGCTTGGCCTCCTTGGCTTTGCGCCAGTTGGCTATCTGCTTCTGATCGTAAGAATCGTGACAGATTTCCTCATAAGCATTCGCCATTTCATCCCCCGCCTCCTCCAGCCGCTTGATCTTCGCGATTGCATCCTCGTAGGACATCATAGTCGCAAGACTGTTTGCTGCCGCAACAGTGCGAGCCTCCTCCAGCCGCTTGATGCGGTCCTCTAGTTGTTTGATCCGATCCTCCCTCTTGCGGACTTCAAGAGCGATGGCGCGGAGTTCGCGGGAGTCGCGCCATGCTGAAACATTCGCGTTCACTACGTCCAGTATTCGTTGTTCCACACTCACAGCTTGTCCTCCTTGGCTTTGGTCCAAAATTCCTGACCCACACGCTCAGACCATGGGAACATCGCATCCCCCGCCTCCTCCAACCGCTTGATGCGGTTGTTTGCTGCAATAAGTTCATCAAGGGCTTTGCAGTGACTTCTGGAATGTTCAGAAAAATCTCTCAGAACCTTCTCAGTTACGAACACCGCATCATCTCGCTCCTTAGTCACCGCGTTGAGTTCGCGTTCCATGAGCTTCATCTCACCGGCTAGATCGTACATCGTGGCGTGAGGTTTAAAGTACGCCGCATCCGTCCTCGGTGTATCGCTCACGGCTTGGCCTCCTTGGCTTCGAGTGCTTCTGACGATTTGTCGATTGCGTACCAGCAAGCGTCTATCATTGCTCGATTGTTGTTGTCGCGGTTCCAGTATTCTCTAATGCACTCAAGCGCCTCCTCCAGCCGCTTGATGCGGTCGTTGGCTGCGTTAAGTTCGCGTTCGAGTTTCCTAGCGAAAAACGATCCAACAACGAAATGATGATCATCTAAGGAGTGTGGTAATTCTTCCGCATCCGTCCTCGGTGTATCGCTCATTGCTTCCTCCTCTCCTCCTCCAGAATCGCCAGCATACCGCTCGCAACATGACCGTCTGAGCCGTCCCTAAAAAACGCCATTGCTGCTCGGTGAATGCGGTCTTCCAGTTGCTTGATCCGATCCTCCATCTTGCGGGCTTCAAGAGCGATTGCGCGGAGTTCTTTACCGTAGAACCAGCTCGGTGCTTCAGCGATGTCCAGTATTCGTTGTTCAACACTCACAGCTTGGCCTCCTTGGCTTTGTTCCACTGCTTAATTGCTTCCGATTGCAGGAAACTGATGTCTCCCGTGTTTTTTGGGCAGAAATACCACAGCAACGCATTACCCGCATCCTCCAGCCGCTTGATGCGGGCTTTGAGTTCCTCTTGGTTTTGCTGGTTGTGGTTTTCGGTGGCTATCAGGTCCATATCAATCTTAGCTGCAGTTGAACTTGTGAAACATTCAATGGCACTCACGGCTTGGCCTCCTTGGCTTGTAGTGCGACTCTTGCTGCGATTATCGCTGACTGCTCTTCAGGATTCCAGAATCCAGCGTCTCCGCTGTTGGCCAGATCAACGATCCATTTTACGGTGCCTTCGAGCGCCTCCTCCAGCCGCTTGATGCGGTCTTTCAAAGCAATTATTTCTTGGCTTTGTAGAGCGTTCAGTTTATTGCATTTTACCCATTCGTTTTGTTCAGTTTTCACAGCTTGGCCTCCCTCGCTTTGAGCATTGCGTCGGCTGCTGCGTATGCAGCTTTTGCGTCATCATCCCAAGTTGGGCATCCTCCATTAGCAATCAACCCCTGCAACGCCGCCGCTGCGAAGTAGTCCCTAAGTGCCATCCCGCTTTGCGGACTTGTGTGTCCATCAGCTCCAGTTCGAGGAAACGCCGGCCCTCCGTCGTTGATCATTTTCGTGGGGTCAGGAATATGATCGTTCATTTCGCCTCCTCCACGACCCCACAGGGTTTCCAAGTAACCCCGCCGTCGGTGCTGTGTTCGTATTTCTCACACCAGTCCTTTCTGTTTTCTTCGCTGGATGTGCGGTCGATCAACCAACGTGTTTTTGGGTGTTCACGATTCCTCGCCTGCGCCCCTAGCGGCACCTCATCCGCAGTCCACGGGCGGAGGACAGGGGTGGGTTTGATGTGGTATGCGCTTATGTCGTTAACCCAATTCCAAGATGGATTATCTGTCGCTTGAGGGGAAGTTACAAACTCCGATACCACTTCCTTCCCATCCACAAATGCCTGCATGACACGGATGGCTTCTTTGGTTTGTTCGATGTTCATTGCTTGTCCTCCACTTTTACCATCTCCACAAAGTTCAATCGGTTCTTTTCGTTTATCGCGATGCCCAATCCGCTGCGACGACAGTAGAGTTCAATTGCGTTGTAGACCCTTTCGCTTGTTGGCTTGGGCAGATAGAGTTCTAGCAGCCCTCTGAATGTGATGCAGAACGTTTCCTCGGTTTTCTTGCTCATTGTTGCTCCTTTCGCTTGAGGTATTCTTGAATCGCTTCGTCGGCCACGCCTTGCATGTTGTAGCCGTTCTTTTGAGCGTACGACTTCAACTCGGCATGAGTCTCAGGACTGACCAACACAAACTTCACCGGCTCTCGAACTCGCTTTGGTTTTTTATCGTTCATTGTATTCTTAGGTTTTGAGCGTTATCGCGGAATGCGCTCCCCTCCGTGATACTGATTAGAAAGGCTTCTCTTCAGGTAAGAGCGGAGCCGCTGCCTTCATCTTCTTCACACGGTATGCCTTCTTCTTCTCGCCATTCTCTTCGTATTCTTCAATGCCAACCGTGATGGCCAACTCCAATCCGATCATCGACCGGAGGAATGCGGCGTAACTGCCCTTCTTGCCGAGGAAATCCACTTCGGTTCCGTCCGGCACGTTATGATTCGTCGCTGCCACAAGCTGGTTCACACGGAACCAGACATTCTCCTGGTTGATGAAACGGTCGGTGATGCTCAATCCATCATCGGTGACAAACCTCACTTTGCAGACCTCTCGACCCTTGGCGTCGAGACTCTCTTCGACCTTGGTAACGGTGACGATGTACTCGCCTTCTGCGTTGATGTAATTGGTTTCTGCGTCTTTACGATTTACGGTAAACATGGGTTCTGATTTTGTTGTTATTGTTCGGATTTATTCAAGACCCACTTAGGGCATGAAAGAGTTTGCACGGCTGTCGGATAAGCTGGCCAACTATCCAGTGCTTTGCATTCGTGGAGCAGCGTGATGGACTTCCTGCGAAGGTTCGCACCGGCCTGAAGCCATTCGGAGTCCAGCTTGTAGATGCCAATCGCATACGGTGCCTTACGCTCGACCGCTACGAAGATGAAGTTCTCCGCGCCTGTCATCTCCAGATAATGCGCGGCTTGAATGTGGTAACCAAAACTCGTTACGGTACGGCTGAAGCCTTCAACCGTCGCGTCGTCGGTCGTCTTAATATCGACGAGCGTATGGTCTTCAATCCACAGATCGGGACGCGCCTTGAGAGGTAGGCCAGTCTCCTCGTCTTCAGCGAAAACGCTCGCCTCGATCTTGTGCGGCAGATGAATGATGTCCCAGAACGGATGGCGGCGGACGCTGTTCGCGACGCCCTGGATTTCAATGTCCTCAGCGTGAGTCATGTGAATGCGTGACTTATGCTGCTCCTTCCACGCTTTGCCTTCCTTCGTACGACCGTCGATGTCAGGCGGAACGACCGCAACGACCTGCGAGTATAAGTGCGGCTCCAGAACAGCGGTATGAATCGCCGTACCCATCTGCATCGCCTTCGTCGGATCCTGATGCTCCTCCAGCGCGGCTTTGTAGTGCGCCGGGGACTTGAGGATCTTGGTCATCATGCTTTTCGAGAGAGCGTCAACGGCATGGTACTTCTCAGCAGCCATGTTGAAATTGATGTGTCGGTTTAGAATGCTCATTCGGTCGGAGGGATAACGAACGCCTTGGCCTTGGAGATGAAACCATCCGCATCGGCGATGATCATGTTGGCCACCTTGGTCGAGACATCGCGGAAGTTCTGACCTTCCTTGATGAGGTTCTTGGAGAGCAGGAACGCATTCGCTGCCTCAGAATGTGGCTCAAGAATCTGCTCCAATTTGTCTGTCAGCGAGAAGGCCGGTTCCGGCGTCACATTGACCGTCTGGCGCGTCGGAGCGGTCGGAGCGGGTGCTGGTGAGGTGGCGAAGTCGGCGGCTTCCTCGGGCGAATATAAACCGGCGACAACTTCAGGTGCGAGCATTCGAATCGCCTTCGAGATGCAGCGCGCACGGAGCATGGCCGACGGATCTTTCTGCCAACCGCTTCCAGGCTTAGCCGGTAGCAGGCCCGCAACCTTCGCGTCCTCGGTCGTGAATCCGATTTCGCATTCGTTGCCGTCGTACTTCCAGACGCCAATCGCAGCCGTCGAATCAAACTGCTTCCAGATGACCTTTCCGCCGCGAGTACGGTATCCGGCGAGCATCGCATCGGAACGCATCGTCAAAGAGCCGTTCACAAGGTGAAACTCACGCTTGAAGTCGAACGGAGTCTTGCGCGTTGCCAGACATTCGAGAGCAATCATGTTGCCTTGCTCGTCCTTCTGGCAGTTGAAGACGCCGCTTCGGGCAATCCACGATCCTAGCTCCTTGACCGCTTCAAGGGAGGTTCCAATGCGGGAGTAGAATTCCGCGCTGTCAGAGCTGACCGAAGTCAGTGGTTGCGGTGGTGTCGGGGACGGTACTGCTACCGTCAGTGTGCTGTTGCTGTTCATTTGTATTCGCTGTCTGTTTTGGTTTTCTCGGTGCGTACGGGTTCACGGCTCCGGTCATTGCTCGACTCTCAAGAATCGCCGCGATGTCGGCTTCCGTGAACAAAATGCGTCGGCCAATTCTCCTGTGCTGGATGCCATCGGTGCGAACGATACGCCGTAGCGTCTCGCAGCAGATTTGCAGCATCGCGGCTGTTTGTTTGGCGGTATAAACTTTCAAGGTTGAAAAGGGATGGCAACCGGATGTTCATCAAGGGTGAAAATCCAAAAACCCCATCGCGAGTTCTCTTCGCGCTCTATTTCCGGTTGCCAAAAATTGGTCATCGTTGCGGATGTAGTGTTGCAGTTGTCGGGAGTCGTGTCAACGGCGATTTGAAGATTTTTTCAACGACCGTGCGCCGCCAGCCTGTCGTAGATTTCCTTGAGGTAGGCTTCCTGCTCCGGCGTTCCACTCACGCCGCTTGAGTTTAGAAAGCTCACGCGCTGGTTCATCAGGTGCTTCTTCCGGCCAGCCCAATCTCGATCAGATTCCCCGTCGTTACGGTGGATTGTGTATGGCCCGTGGCTTAGCTCCAGCGTGTACGTTTCGGCATTCGGGTTGATCGGCTTCTGTGGAGGCTGCGGAATAAAGTCTTCCGATGAGGACTTTGATTTTGGCGATTCCAACAAGAATGCGATTTTTGAATCTCGCTCCCTGTTCATGGCTTCGCCGTCCTCAAGCCGCTTCAGGACTTTCTGAAGGACAGCGGTGACTGTCTCCAGTTTCTCTTTCGTGACGAATTGATTGGTGGTTTCCATAAGAGTTAGATTTAGGCGATTACTTCGTTCAGGAGCTTCTTCATCTCATCGATGTCGTCCTCACCGTCGTTGGCGGTCGGCTCTTCAGCAGGAGCTTCCTCCTCGGAAGTCTTCTTGCCCTTTCGCTTGGACTTGTTGCTCTTCTTCAGATCCTCGACATCCTTTGACAGTCTCCGAAGCTCGGATCGAACCGAAGCAACCTGTCGCTCCAAGGACCGATGCTCCCGCAGCATCGACAGCTCGCTTGTCTCCGCATCGATCGGCCTGAACGAACACCCCTTCCATTGCCGCTCGATCTTGTCGAAGACCAGCACCCGACACTTCGGATGGCGCATCGAGTTGAAGAGCCGAACCGCCTTGGCCATGTCGCAGGACATCTCCTGGCAGATGTAGGCCAGTACTTCAGACTTCGCCGTGTCAACGTCGTGCGTCTTCGGCGGCATCTCGCTGAACATTTTTCTGGGGGTTTTACCCGATGGTAGAAAGCTCATATCGAACTCTAGTCTGCGGTTAGATCATCCTCTTGTCAACACCATGTTTTTCGTTTCCTGAATCCACGGTTCGTTTCCTACACTTCTCGGTTAGCTTGCGTTGTTATCTATTTCACTAAAATGAAACCCTCCTTGGTATTAAAAAACCAAGGAGGTAAGGGTTTCATCCTGAAACCGTTTTGCTTCGCTCCCCGCCTTGAACGGCGGTGTCGCAAACGGTTCGGATGAAACGGAAGAGAAAACGCCGATCGATCGACCTATCGACATATCGCTCAAACGCTCTAAACGCCTCGCTGGCGCGTTTTGATTGTCGGATGATGTGTCGGTAGCGGACGGGGCTTTCGCGACGCTAGAATCGAATCGATGAAATGACATGGGTTTGGATGCGCTAGATTGGCCGACCAGAAAGTTATCTGGATCGGAAAGTTAGATGGACGATTTCGGTTTCATGTCGTCGCGTTCGCCCACCGGATAAATATCGTAATCCTCCGGCAAGTCCTTCGGCACGACCCGAATCCGACCTTGCGTGTACTCGCCAGGGTTGAGGTCTTTGGCCGCTTGCTCCGCTTCCTTGCGAGTCGCGAAGATGACCGTTTCGTAAATGACCGTCCTCTGCTTCAGGTCCGACCAGCCAATCGCCCCGTTGATCTGGACCTTGTACCTCGTAGGCGCGAATTGATTGCGGCTCATTCGCATCCTCCATTTCGGATCAGCGAGACGACCGTCTCGGCATCGTCGATGAGCATCCTCCGCAGGTTAGCCCCTTCAACTGTCGTGTCGCGGTACATCCGCGCATAGAAAAGTGAGTCTTCCAAGATCGTCGTCGCGCATTCAGCGTTGCGGAGCCGGTTTGCCGCTTCCTTAAGCACAGGCGAATGCATCAGGTACGCGAGTGATTCGAGTTTTTCGATCAGTTCCTTGAGCGGCATCGTACTAGCCTGCACCAAAGCCGCTTCGGACATAGTCTGGTAGAATGTTTTGCGGTCGATCATAGCGTCTCCAAGTCAGGGTTTCCCTCAAATCGCGGCATGATCCTGTCCCCGTCCTCTCGCTCGATGACCAGTTCAAGGATCTGCTGACCGTTCGCCGCGACGACGCTGCAAATATGCTTGTCGTCATCGTAAATCGAGAGCGGAGTCGCTCCGTGTTCCTTTACCTCGCCCGTGATGATGGCATTGAACAAGTCAATGATCGTCTGCGCGTTCTGTTTGGACTGAATGGTTAGTTTCATTGGTTTGTGCTGTTTTACCGTGCGGTGAAAGTGGCGTTTTTACCTGCGAGTTGAACCGTCAAGGATTCGTTGACAGTTGCCGGTCAATCTCGCGCATGACCCGCTTCCCGTATGCGCGTGTGAAGGATTTCTTAGCTCCTCTTGGCCCACCTTGCCAGAGCCGAGCTAAGGATTCGTCGCTGAGATTGCGCCCATAATGCGCGAAATAAGCGTTCGCGATGAAGACAGCGATGGCCCGATTCGTAACCTGCTGGTGCGCGTAATGCGTACCCATGATCCGATTGATGTCTCGGACCATGATCGGGCGGATCTGAAGCGCGCCTAGTTCGCCGTGACGGCCTCGCGCATGATCGTTTCCGTTGGATTCGATTTGGATAAGAGCGGATAAGAGCAATGGATGCATGATTTGATTCTCGTTTGCGGTTTATTCGTTCAATTTGCGCGTTTTTCGGATGCGCGCACCCCCGGTTTAACCGACAAATGGGACGGCTCAAAGTCCTTTCGCCCTGGCAATGACCTCCCGCGCGTAGTCTAGGTCTTCATCGTCGGCCATTGGATGCGCCAAGCGTTCGAGTGCGGACAGAAGATCGGGGGCGGCGGCTACGAGGTAGGCGTTGGCCATCGATTCGTACTTTTGAAGCGTCAGTCCGCGCAAGTCAGCAACTTGCTCGCCTAGCGGACCGTAAATCATCGGACCGGGACGCATTCCTATATGCCACGGGCCGGGAGTGTGGGTTTTCATGGGTTTAGGCTGTGGTCGTTTACAGAAACCAATGAAAGAACAATTCGATTCTCAGAAATTGAACCATAACTTCCTCGCTCGATCAGCCATTTCTCAAATTGAATTGTCGAATTCACAGGGAGTCCGCTTAAAGACAACGCTTCTGCAATGGATTCAGCGTAAACCTCAATCGTTTTGGATTCGATTGTGATTATGTATTGGTTTTTGATCGGATTGTCTGGCGTTGAAGACTCAACCATCCAGTAACTGCTAGGATTTCTTTTCACTCGTTTCCTTTCGCTTTGATTTTTCGTGCAAGACTTTCAGATTCTCCAATCGCTCTCTCAATTACCGGACCAATGCGCGCCCGAATCCATTCGGGCGATTCGCCAGCGTTCGAGAAAATCAATTCGAGAGCGGCGAGCATCTCAGGCGCGGAGACAATTAGGCGAGTGTTGGCCATTGTTTCATCGCTCAATCCACCGAAGGAATCGCAGATAACCACGCGAGCGGTTTCGACTTTCACAAGCTTAGGGTGATGGAAGACTACGTGCCAAGGACCGGGAGTGTGGGTTTTCATGGGTTCAGGCGCGAAGGGCTTTGGTTTCAATCGCAAGTCTGACATTGTCGGCTTCCTGTTGCTGGCTTTCGTTCAGCGGTTTTCCGTCGCAAAGAATGATGGTTGGAATGTAGGAGTTTTGACCATTGGCTCGCTTAACCGCACCCGAGAAGCGATAGGATGCGCGCACAGCGGCTTTGATTGAAAGATGGGCCGAGACGGTCCGGTCGTTGAACGTGTCGTGTAGGGTGAATTTCATGCTTTTGATTTGTTGCGGATAGATTGGCCTACCCTTTCGCACCACACTTTCGCGTGATGCGCGGAGGATGGGCCACTCAATCGAGACTAGACCAGAGGGCTGTCTTGTTCCGTAAACCGGAATAGTGGACCTCGTAAATCGGAGGATTGGCAACGCCAGTCTCGCGCCATAGGTCAATTTGCTGGCGAGCGTAGGCGACGGCGTCGTCTTGGGACTTGGCCCAATGGACAAGTTGAGGTTTCGACCCGCTCGCAAGAGAGGTCTGCATAACGTAGTAGTTCATGGATGCGCGGGGGATGGGTTAGGCTGTCATCGAACGAACGGGGCGATTTCCAGTTCAAGCTCACGAATGCGAGATTGCAACGCTTCGATTTCCGCAAGGTTCGATGCGACAAGCTCAGGCGTGAAATCGGAACGGAACGGCGCAATTTCCCAAAGCTCTTTCAAGGTGTCCCCGTCACGAATAGAACCGACTCCGAAACTCTGTTTGACGTAGGCGACAGAACCGCTTCTCGTCGGATAAGTTGCGTCAATTTCAACGTCAATGCGCCACTCGGAATGGCGGAAGAAAACGCGGAAGCCGCGCGCGCGGAAATCCTCCGCAATCGGTTCGACAACCGCTCGAGATTGCGCGGTCCATGAGCGGTGAGGCGTTACCTTGTGAACTTTCTTCCCAACGAAAGGCGCGAGAGCTTCGCGAAGGCGCGCGGATAATTCATTCGACGCAATGGCAACGCGGTTGACGGTTTCAATGTGGAGCGGATTTGGCTTCATGGATGATTTAGTTTTGATTCGGGCTGGATTACCCGCTATTCCCCACCGTTGCCGATGGGGAAGCGCGGGGAATCAGCGGGAACCTTGCGATTCGGCAATGTCTCCCCATGAAGCGATTCGGTAGTGTCCATTCATTCGGACAATTGTCGGCGCATAAGTGTCGCCCGTGTTCAAATACTCAACCAAAGTTCCGTTCCTAGTTTGGAAAGATTCGATTCCGAATGTCTCCAGTAACGCGTCAAGGCAGTGCAGGCGAACGTCGCTTGTGGTGGGCGGATTGTAGCATTCGCGAATGCGCGACAATCCTGCGGGGAGCGTTTCCAATTCAGCGCGGCGCATTCGGAAAACCGCTTTCGCTTGCTCTCCTTTACCAGGGAAAGCGGATTCAATGGAAGCGACGGACGGGGAACGGAAACGGGGATTGTGGATTGTGGTTGTCATGGGATGGGATGGGATGGGATTAGCGTGACAAGATTGCCGGAGTTTCGACTTCATGGATTCCTAGCAAGTAACCTTTGCCAGTCGGCACGGTCAAATACTCGCCATTGCAAAGCGAAACGTGAACCTTGCCGGATTCGATGGACGAATACCATTTTGCAACCGGCTCCGGCAATGCGCCGGAAACGTAGTGGGATGTTTCGTTGCCGCGGGGATAGGTACGGCGGACTTGTGATTGAGGTGCAAGGTACAAGATAGGTTTCATGGGATTGGATTTGATTTGATTCGGGCTGATTACCCGTTGCGCTTCACTCTTTCGAATGAAGCGACACGGGGAATCAGTAGCGTTCGATTCGTTGCAACGCGGATTCGATTGAGCGTTTCAAGTCGGCGCGGATTGAGTCGTTGAACTTACAAGCGGCTTCGCGAAGCTTTTCGGCATCGGCTTTGGCGCGCTTTTCGATTGCTACGGCTTCATCATTGGCTTGGCTGATTAGCTTTTCGCAGTGGATGCGCGCTTCATGGATTGAGAGAGCGTAGGTTTCCGGCGGATAATCGCTTGCAATGGCGGATTCGATTGAGGGGAGTTGATCGGCAAGCCATGCGCCGGAATAGGAATCACGGCCAAGCTTGGCGATGGTTTCGCGGATAATTTGAATTTCTTGGGATTTGGTCATGGGGATTTATAGTTTGAGTTTGAACGCTGAGTTCTACCCACCGTCACCGATGGGTAGCGGTTCAGGATTCAAGCTTCAACGGATTCAAGTCGCTTGCTTGCTTGCCATGCCTTCCTAAGTGATTCGATTTCACCTAGAGTATCTAAGTCGCAATCGATGCCTTCATCCTGAAGTGACGAACAAATTCCGTCCGTATCGTCGCCTAACATGGAAACGAGGAGTAAATACTTCTCCCGATTGGCTAGGCTGAATTCAGCCTGAACCGCACGGCGATAGGCCAGAAACTCCGGTGAAAGGTTGGCTTGCTTCTCCTTTACTTTCGTCCAATAGGTTTCAACGGAAACGCCCTCCTTAAGGTGAACAACTTTCCATCCTTCTCCTCGATTGCGGAGAACTGCGCCGTTTGACCGGAGACTGAGTGAATACTTTAACGCGTTGACGCGTTCGACTTCGATGCCTTGCTTGCTTAGGGTTGCCATAGTTTTGTTTAGTGGGTTGAGGTTCAGAGTTGAGAAGCGAAGAAAAACCAGTAAAACGCGTAGCTTAGGACGGCGTAGAAAGCGGCCATGGCCACAACGGACAGGGTTTTTTGACGCAGGGTTTTGTTCACGGAGGACAGACTAGAGTGGGGAGCGGAAAAGGTCAAAATGTTTTTTCGTTTTTTTTCAATAGTGAGTGAAAAGCGGGGATTTGCTGAGGAAAACGAGGGAATTGACAGCGTCAAGATTGGGAGACTAGACAGCGTCTGGATTCGAAAACGAGCGATTGCCATGGGCTACCTTGGATTGCAAGGTACGGGAGATGAAAGCGGAACAATGGACGAAAGCAAAGAGCCTCTATCTAGCGGGGAAGACATGGAAAGCGATTGCAAGCGAAACGGGGCTGAACCAAGCGACTCTATTGTCTAAGGCGTCAAGGGAAGGATTGCCCAAGGTACGGAAGGAGATGCGAAACACCATTTCCCCTAAAGATAATGTTTCCCTAGAAAGCCTGTCCGCCCTGGTGCGAAGCAAACTAGCCGCCGATGCCGCATCGACATTGGAACGCATCGACAGCTACGCGTTGGAAGGAATCAAAGACGAATCAACACGGGAGACTATCCTTGGGAGCGTTGCCAAGCGGTCAGCGTTGGTTTTCGGATGGTCAGAGGCTGGTGAGCAAGCGTCTGTCAGCATCAACTTGCTTGGGTCGATGCCAGATCGGATCCAGCCTGAGGTTGTTGTCCACGGAAGCCCGGCATCGGACACAGTCCGATAATGCATATTATCAGACTATAGGTGGACATTTTGTGTCCTATGGGTCGACGGACAGAAAAGAATTGTTTTCCTAGGGGCTGGCACGGACGGTGACGCCTAGGGGGCGGCCCCCTTTGGGGGTGGGCTTCGTTTACGATACCCCCCTCAAAAATTTTCCGACCTTTTGACCATGATAAACAAAATCAAAATCGGTCAAACAGTTTCTTTATCCTATGCAGAACGTAAGCTCGCTCATTTTTTAGCGAAGCATAGGAACGGTAACAATCGTTCATTCAACAAGGTGAACTTGAAGATCAGTTTGGAGGACGCGCATACGGTTGATTTGGAGGGTATGTGTGGCGAGATAGCGTTTTGTAAGCTGTTCAATGTGTATCCTGATTTGGATACGGAGCGTGAGCCGCCGCATCCGCTTTATGACTGTGTGCTATCGAATGGGATGAGGGTGGATGTGAAGACGACGAAGTACGAGAATGGGAAGTTGTTGGTGGATGCGCG